TATTTGCACTTTTCGCATTGGAGTGAGGAGCCCGTAGTAAGGCCCGGCGGTATTCATTGGATTGAAATCACCGTTTTGGTCAACAATGCGCAATGAGAGCGTTCCGGTTTGAAATTGATCAGCCTGAGCATTACGCCCGCGCCGGGTACTAATTGAATCCACAACATTAGAAACATCCACAATTAAAGCCGTTGAATCAGCCAAAACATTTGTGCCAAAAATTCCTTGGCCAATGATGAAAGCCTGAGCAAAGCTTGGCCCGGTGCTGAAATTTATGAATGCATTAATTGTCGGAACGGTCATGCTGGCAACGCCCCTGCATAAGTCGTCAAATAACCACGGCGGGCAATTTCATTAAGTGCATTTTGCACTGCATCCACAATGACATTTTCATCAGCCATTGATGGGCCAGTATTGACCGTCACTGAAATGGCAGCCTTGGCATCAACATTGCGGTCTTTGGATTGGGTTGGGTTGTAATCAATTCCAGGGATAAGCGCGGGAGTGCCGTCAGATTGAATTGGGATATTCGTTGGGATATTGGTCAAAAAGTTTTGGTCATAATTTCTATCCATGTTTTGCGTTGGGTTGAATGTAACCCCAGGGATACCCGTGCCGTATTTCATAAGGGCAATGGAAGCCAATCCGGCTGAATCTGCAAGGGATTTTAACGCAGTCGCAGCTGCTAATTCTTGCTTCAACTTGTCGGCTTGAGCCTTAACCAAGGCATCATTGGCAGCCTGAGCAGTTTTACCAGTCTCATCAAGAATGGCAATCTGAGCGCGAATGCGTGCCTTTGTCTCCTCATCAGTAGCTTGATTTAGTGCCACATTCAGGCCGATGCGCTCCAAGTCAAACTTCTCTTTAAGTTTGTCTAAAGCCGCCTGATCCTTTTTCATTTGGGCTTCTTCTTTTGTAGCCTTGTTCTTGGCTGCAAGCATGGCTAATTCTTCTCGTTTTTGTGCTGCTAGTTTTTTATTGTATGCAACCGCAGCAGCGCGCTCACCAGGGCTTTGTTGTGCTGCACCGTAGTTAGTCGCTGGCTTGTTCATGGGAATTAAGCCATATTTCAAATCAACTCCGGCAAAAAGTGACTTCATGCGTGAAGGAGAAATGAGAGTTGCTATTCCTTGCGCAAGCAAATCAATCTTGTCAATTGCTTTGTCAAGGTTTCCATCTCCGGCAATTGTGGCAAATGCATCAACAAGCGCACCGCCAATAGTTTCGGAAGCATTGGCTGCTGCAACATTGAGCTTGTCCAATTTTCCGGCGTAAGTGTTAGCGGCCGCCGCAGCTTGGCCCTTGCTGATTTCTGTTATCTTGGCCAAAATTTCTTCAAATGACATTGCAGCCAATTGGGCCTTTGTTAAACCTAGGCCATATTTTTGCAGCCCTTTGGTATTTCCTGCATATGCGCGGCCAAGGTCGCTTGCAACTGAAACAACGCTTTCCCCACTTTGTGCACTTAGATCAAGGGCAGTTTTCAACAAATCTTGAGACTTAGTCAAATTTCCAGTAGTGGTGAGCAATTTCTGATAAGCCGGCCTCAAAAAATCATCAAGCACGCCGTATTGCTTTTCTAAGTCACCTATAAAAGTTTTAACTGATGGATCAGCAAATGCAAGGCCCAAATTGCTAAGGGTGCGGGATAAGACTCTCGCGGCTTTATCATCGGCGATAAATGCCTGAACGGAAGCTTTACCAAATGCCAAAACTTTTTGCGTTGAGAAAACTGCTGCGAAACTCTTTCCCAAATCTCGAACGGTTTTATCAAATCCGACTATATGTTTTTTGGCTTTGTTTAAACCCTTTGGGTCATACCGTGTGGTTGCGCTGACTAATAAATTTGGCATTATGAGGCCAACCGATAACCGGATTGAGTACCCGCACCGCCGGAGGCATTGAATATCTTGACCGCTTTATCAATGGCAGTCGTCACGGCCAAGGTTGCCTTGCCTTGGTCTTGTTCCCAAGCCTTAAATATCAAACGGCCGCGCTCTTTGTCTTTACCGTATAGGCCGCCCATGGCTCCAATAAATAATTCACCGGCCCTTGGGTTGTTAGATCTACCTTGTTGACCGGATTGAACACGGCCCGCAGTCTCATAAATTGCTCCGGCTGCTGAATTGTTGCGCACATAATACTGAGCACGATAGCCCTGACGATTTTGAATGCTTTTTCCTTGACGGTACACAATGCCGGCTTTGACTTCAGCAGTGTCGAAAAGAGGAAACTTACGCACGCGGCCACTGGTGTTGAACACGGCTTGGCTCTGCACCTTGCCGTGCTTTTCCCAACCTGAAAGATATGTTGGAAATCCCTGGGGCACATCACCACGGGCTTTATCACGAATCGTTATCATTGCAGCTTTGATTTCAATGTTCATTTGCTTGGTCAAGTCTCGGTCAAACTTACGCATAGCCTTCAAAGTGGGTTCAACGCCTGTTATGTTTAGTGGCACGGGCCCTCTCCTTCGCTCTGTCGTTTAGTACCTGAAGCACGGCTTTGAACATTCTTTCATCAAGATCTAAAACTTCATTGGGGCTTATTTTAAGCTCCACCGCTAGTGAGGCCACTAGATAGGTGAAACTTGCCCGTTCTATTTTTTTAGAGGCTCATCATCCATAACTTCAACGGTTATCAAAGTTGCAAGGAATTCTTCGCCAAATGGTGGGAGCACTTCAACGCGTGACAATGCATTGTGAGCCAGCCAATAGATGTCCGACTGTTTTTCTTCGTCACGAAATTGTTTATGAATTCCCTTACCTGTGAACTTTTCAAACGCATATTCAACCAAGGGGGTGATTGGAACAACCACATCCCCTGAGGCCCTAGTGATTTTCAAGCGTGCCATTTTTTGCTCCTTAGAATGCCACTGATGTTGAGACAGTGACTGTTGTGTTTACTGTGAATGAGATGCTGGATGCAGCTTCATCCCCAACGCCGCCTGTGCCCACTGGGGTTAGGTTGTTGACAAAGATTGAGAACTGATATGTTGGATTTGTTGCACTCACTGCGGTTCCCTTAACTGTAATCATTGAAACTGCCAAAGTCGTTGCAAACGCGCTTTGTAGAGTTGTCATGACTGCTGATGCTGCCCAGTCATTGAAGAAGTCAATTTGTAGCGTTGCGGATTGCAATCCACCAACTACCTTATGAGAAAGATCGCCCATTGTTGTGACATCCAGCTCATCCACAATTTGCGTTAAAGTAATTGCACTCACATAACTTGAGATGTCAATTGATGGAACTGTTGGCGCGGCTGCGGTTGCAAGTTTCACGCCAACATTGTTATTTAGATAGATTGCCATGTGTTATTCCTCGTTTTCTGTTGTCGTTGGCTTAGCAGCCTTTGTATCCTTGATCTGACCGACTTTGACAAGCCAGGCCAAATTCTCTGCGTTTGTTTCGCTCATTTTATCTCCTATGACCAAGTGGTGAGAACGGTTATTGAAAAATCCGATGTAAGCATGGGCCCACTCGGTGCATCCAACACTGAAGGAGCTGAAGCACCGGTGATGTTGAATACTAAAGTTGATGAGGCCAGTTTGTTAAACACGGCCACAATTGTGCTTTCAATGCCGTTCAAATTTCCCTGGTTATCTAGATACGGTACGGTCATAATAATTTTAAAATTTGCCATGCATGAGATTGAAGCCTGTGAGTTATTTGAAGGAACTAAATATAAATCACTTGGCGCAACTATCACTGAATTGGCAAGAATTACTGGGGGCGGGAAGCTGAAGGTTGACCACACACCGGCATTGGCTAAAGCCGTTGCTATCGTTGTGCGAAGTGTTGTCAGTGCTACTGGTGGCATTGTTCATCCAACCATTGCGCCTGGGCTCAGATACGGCGCAAGCAAGCCGCGAATTGATGCCATTAATGTGTTTGACATTCTAAATGGGCTTGGGGCATATCCATCAACGCCCATCCCGCCGTTCTGCGTAGCTTGTCGGGATTGCCAAATGTTTGTTGCCAAAATCATTGATGCTGAGCGAATCGCTGCGGTGTTTGCATATGTTGTGTTTTTATGGTCGGGCCCGGCCATTGTTCCATAAGGTTGAACTAAATGAATTAATTCATCGGTTCCCGCATTCGCAAATTGAATGTATTGGTATCCAAGGGGATAAACCCACCGGCTTGGAAGATAAGGAGCACTGACTGAAGTTGGGTAAGGGCTGGTGCTAGTAATTGTTTTAACGCCGTTGTATGTAGAACCGCAATTGCTAAGGGTAACTAATTCGCCAACAACAAATTGTGCTGGATTAGCAATGATTGCCGTTCCAACATTTGCTGAACGCCCGGTTGCGACAACTGGTGCATTGTTAAACCAAAGAAATGAATTGATGAGATCTTGAGCAGTCTGACAACATTCTTCAACTGTAGCATCTGAATACAAAGTGCCAATTCCCAGTGAATCGCGTAATTCCTGCATGGTCACATAATTTGCTGGCATCATCATCCTCTCTTTGATAAGGCTTACAGGGCCAGGGCCTCCTAGCCCTGTAAGCGGCTTAGGGTTTTATCAGGTTAGGTTATAGCGTTGCAGACCACCGGAAACAAGTGTCTTTGTCGCAAAATAACCATAAAGCATTGTGGAAATTTCACCAGTCGCAACAACATTGACGGAAAGTGTCAATTTTGGTGACTCGTAAATTGCAATGCTCATTGGGTTAACGATAAACGCTGCATCATCAATTGTGGTTGAAACCATGTTTTGGTCAACCCATAGATCTAAGCCCATCATGTCGCCGCGCAATCCGCGTGGTGTTGATTGGCCATTAGCGTTCATTGGTGAAGCTGCATTGAAAATGCTGCGACCAGTTGTGTCTAGGCTTCCGATTAAGAGTGACCATACTGATGTTCCAGCGATAAATGCAGTTGCAGTTTCTCCGCTTGCTGCATAAACGGCTGGTGCAGCTTGTGCAACATATGCCTGAAGTCCAGCGATTGTTGCAGCTTGTGCAGTTGACTGCGTTCCACCTGAAACGATTTCCGCAATTACTGCTGCATCAGATGCCTTAGCGTAAGCTCTTAAACAATTCTCATACATCGCGGAATAAAAGCTTGGATCTGATCTGTCAAGCAACTCTGTTGAATAAATCTGAGTGCCCGCTAGTTTTACCACGGTAGCATTTACATAGCTGGAAACAATCTGAGTTGCAGCAGTTGATGCACCTTCAGCAACTGTTCCGATTGTCGCATTTGTTGTGATTTTTGGATGTGAGATTGTCATGCCTGAAGGAGCCAAAGCGCGTGCTCCACCTAGTGCATCAATTGTTGGGCGTGACATAACTGATGTATCAATAACGCTTGAAACATATTGTGTTGGAGAAAATGCCGGATTAGTTGTAAACGAATCGTTAGCGGCTTCAATTTTTCTAGCTTGTGCATCTGCTGCACGGATATAATCGCGTGAAGTATCATCACCCATTTTGGCTTTGATTGCGTGCTCAAGATATTGCGCTTGTGTCTTAATTGGTGAGCGAACTTCGCCAACAATATAAGATGCTGAAACAACTGGGCGTGAGGCATCCACAACGGGAGCCTCTGCCGCAGTTTCTGGGGCTGTATTATCTGGGGCTGTCGTCATGACATCCTCACTCTCTGTCTCGGTTTCGATTTCCACGATTGTCGTGTTGATCGTAGTTGTTTTTGTACTGGTAGAACTTGCCGCTTCAATTTCGGCTTGGCTTGCGGCAACGCTGGTGACAATCGCATTTTCAAATGCGGGCGATTCAACAAGGCTAACTTCAATGAGCCTTGCGCTAGTGACTAAAAGATGTGTATCTGTTGGCAGTGATGCAATTACTTCAACACCGACTGACAAGCCTGAGACCAAATCTTCAGCCGCAAGGGTTAAATAATCCGTTCCCTTGCTGCTGCTAGAAATTTTGAACGAACCATAGATGAATTCGCCTTCATTGCTAAAAGATTGAGCACGGCCGATCGGATTATTTGGCTCATGTTGCGCAAGCAACTTAATGCGGCCAGGTGACGGAATCTGAATTGATCCGTGCTCAAAAACAACGGCCCCAACTGAAGTGTGGCCAACTGCCCCATACTCCATGATTTTGCCTGAGATAACCCGGCGTTCAGTATCAGCCGCCTGGATTGGCGTGCTAAAGGTTAGCTTCATGATGCATCTCCGTTCGGTGATAAGTTTTCCATTGCTTTTGCTTGATCTAAGTTAATTAATTCAAGTGTGAGCATCTTTTCAATAACTGCCAAGCGTTGTGTTGCATCAGCACGCAAAAATGTTTCATCAGAATTGAAGCGCACCACATTTTGTGAACTAGTAATGTCATTCATGCTTAGTCTGTCCTCTATCGCACAAACAAAAGGAGCCAGGGTGTATGCATAAAATTCTTTCCGGGCATCAAGAACATTCTGATATGTCATGCTTTTATTTGCATCGCTTGAGGCCATGTACGCCGGAACATTCATCAAACGACAAATTTCGGTTGAGAAATCTTGTTTTGCTTCTGCGTACATCATGTCTTTAGGTGAGAATGATGTTGTTTGATAATCCAAAGTGCTGGTGAGAAATGCGGTTCCGCGCGAATTTCTAGCGGCCTTCCAACTTGCAAGAATGCCTTGCACTTGTGCTTCAGGAAGGTCAGCTCCGGAATTCCGAATATATCCGGACGGGATGGGAGTTTGCGCCGCTATCGCAGCCGCTTTTTCTAAATCTAAAGCTGCACGCATAGTGCGGCCTCCGGTTGCAAGCACTCCCGGTTGTAGTGATTGGAAAGTTATTAAACTTCCAATTCCGTTTTGTGGGCGAACTTCATTGTCAACGGTGTAATACTCAACCTCCGTGTTCCGCGCATTAAGTTTTGGTGTGACTCTTTCATTTGCAACCCAAGCAAAACGCGCTGGCCTTCCATCATCGCTATAAGTTGCGGTGCATTCCCAATACGCAATTTGATAGAACAATAATGATTGCACGGTGTAAGCAATAGTTACTGAACGCGGTTGTCTGATGTCAGGTTGTTCCAACCACACTGGCAAACCTAATTTTTCTCCAGTTGTTTTGTTATACAACTCAAGCGGAATTCCGGCAATCGTTCCGCAGATTAATTGCCTGCATTTTGAAACCGTTGGCACTTGCATTGCAGAATTTAGATCAATGCCGGCGTAGTCAAAGCCCATGCCATAATCACTCCACGCGCCAACGCCGTAGCCTTGATTCATTACGGCCGGGTTGTATTGACTTTTGAGGGTGTCTGAATCCTCTTTGACTAAACGCAGTGCTGACAAAATACCCATAGGCGGATAATAGCCCCATAGCACCCAATACGGACATTCAAGTCATTTAGCATTTTGGGCGTGTCTAACCTGCAACAATCATTGGAGTTGAAACTGGTTCCTGCATTTTGTGGACAATCATGGCAAGTGCAATCGGCCCGCTTATATCTCCCGCGCTCGCTCTGCGCACCAATCTCCAGCCGGAGTCGTTCGTTTTTGCTGCACATGCGTTCATTTGTAGGTCAAATGATTCTTGGCCCATGTGGACAACGCGATTGTTAACGATTGCATCAAGCAAATCCCCTGAAGCCTGGTAAAAGGCGGTTCCGGACACATCAACCATTCTGCAACCACTTGCCGCTAATCTTGCGGCAATGCTGGCCGTTGAGTAATGGTCAAACATAATCATGCGCGGGAAATACTTATCAACCCATTTGGTTTTTATATCGGCAGCTATTTGCAATTCATCAACTGCCGTGTCAGAACGCCATTGATCCATGATGCCTACGCCAATTTTGCCGTTTGGGAGATATTGACCAGCAACCAGCGTTGCAGTGCGTTTTGATATAGCCACATCAAATGCCATAAATGTGTCAGGCCCAATTGGTAACAAAAGGTTACTATCCGCGCAAGCTTCCCATGATCCGATTGGCCAAGGGCTGCTGAGAGAGGAAACCCACATGCACATGTGCTCAGGCAAGAATTTTTCCATGGGCATTACTGACAAAGCTTCTTCAAGGCCCGATTCTGTAATTGTTATCCCAAGACTTGGATTACTTGCCGCCCAAGCTGCACGATCCGTAGGTTTTGCATGTTGAGGCGCGGAATACTCATACCAGCCTAAAGTCGGGGATGGATATGAAAGGGCCTTATCTCGCAGGTCATTAAGCACATGGCTGAATGCATCACCGGCGTTGCTGCAAACATATGTCTGAGCCTTGTTACCCATTGCAATGGTAATTGGTTTAGCTGCTGCCCAAGCTTCTTCACTGATGTAACGCAACTCATCAACGAAAAGGAGATTGGCCGATTTGCCGCGTGCGCCGTCACTGGTTCCGGCCACAATTTCATAACGCGCTCCATTGAGTAAATCCAGGTGCTCCTTGCCATTGCCACGATAGCCAACTTCACCACGATTGAGCTTGACTTGGCTCCTTAAAAATTCATTGGCCTCAATAATTGAGCAAACCTTGCGGAATGTATCTTCAGCCATGCCGCGCTTAGACGACATTGCCACAACTGACTTTTCCTCCAGCACAAACAAGCCAAAAAGTATCCTGAGCGCAATTAGCATGGTCTTGCCATTTTGACGGCTAAGAATGACCGCAACGGTCTTGCGCTTGAAAGATCCATCACTGTCCACGGTCAAAAAGTCATTTGCAATGAATTTCTGCCAAGGGAACAAGGGATAGCCACATTTTTCCGCAAACTCTGCAAATTCTTCGCCCCTGGATTTTCCCTTTAAAGGAATGCTCATGATCCGTGGTTTTACTGCTCCCACTAGCTTCTTTTTCTTTACCCCCACCTTGGCGGGTTTTGGATTGTCTATGACTAATTCCATGATGGCCTTGCCTGACCTTCAAAGGGCCCTACAAGGCTCGAACCGGCTCGAACCGGAGAGAGAAGGTCGGGAGAGACAGTGGGGGCAGAAGTTGAGCCTAAAAAAAAGGCCAAAGACTTCCTACCTTTGAGGAGGTTACATTTTTTGCAGCTAGTCAAAAGGTTGTCAAGCTCGTCTCCACCACCGGCAACCTTTGGAACCACATGGTCAACATGGTTTGCATCTTCGGCACCGCAATACTGGCACACACGGTTATCCCTTGCCAATACTTTGAGCCGTTGCTTCTTAAACTCTGAAGTGTTGTTCTTATGTCTTAATGCCATTTGTGTAATCTCCAATGTTCCAAGGCCAGTGTCATGGATCCGTACCTATTGTAAGCATACGCAATGCACCAATGCACCTGTTGTTTGTAGTTAGCCCTTGCCATGTATTTACTACGGCCTTGACATAGCCCATGATGCGAGCCATTGACCGCCTTTATGTTCCAGTTACTTTCCTTGTTCCATAGCACTAAAGCTGCTGAGAACTCTAAGGGTGTAAGCAATGATCCGGCATATTGCTGAATTGTTTTAACTTCTACTGCACTTGCTCCAGGGCTGCCAAGCAATAGACATAGCCCTGCCAATAGATGCACAACACACCGCCGGGCTATCCCTAAAGGGCCCTGCCGTGCGCTATGCATCGTATATCTTGAGTCAAGCATCAGCGTGAATCTTGGGCGTTTCCCACAGTTATCAGGGCCTGTGGATAACTCCTGTGGATAACTAATGGATAAGCAACCAAATCATAACGACACCAAGAACGCATTGAACAATGACAAGAATGCGAATCAACTTAGCTTTGGTCATGATTGGGCCTCCAATAGACACACGCCCATGTTGCCACATCGGGTGCACTGCAATACTTTCACATGATCCGGGAGGTTATCGGTAATGATGCGCTCAATTTGCTTAGTTATTTTCTTGCATCTACGGCACTCAAACTCAATGCTCATTTGCATTCCCAACATGCCCAACGCCTGTCAACGCGTGGGTCATAACGCCATCTACCCGTTGCCAATTCCCTACGCTCACCACATATTGAGCAGACTTCACTTGGAATGATGGCGGCCCATCCCATTACTTGACCGCAGCAATCTTGGGAACCCATTTCCCCTCAGCATTTAAAGTAAACCAATTTGGTTCACATTGCTCTTTGACCACATAGCAGGTGCAGCGCATTCCATAATAGGCGCGGCCATTTTTCTCACCTTCAATCACCGTTCTATCGCCATGCTTGCAATGCCAGGCATCATAAGCTTGAGCAATGGGTGCGGGTGTTGCCCACGGATCATGTTGTTCTTGTTCGGTTTCCTTGATTTTGGTAACTGTTGCCTTGGGTGCTTCTTGTCGTGCTTTTATCTCATCAGCACTGGCAATCTTCTTTGAAGCTAATCCAACTGCAATGGCGCATCTACCCCAAGCACTTGTCTCAGCATTCATCAGTTCACTGCCCTTTGTATATGGCGTGCGCCCTGGTACTTCTTCCCAAGCACATGCAATGGCAGGGCATGGATCAAATGGGTCACGATAGAACGCGGCAGTGTATGCAATATAAGTAAGCCCACCAATCTCAACTATTTTGAAAGGCTCATTTGGGTTTGCTGGTCTAAACACGCCTTCAGGAAATATCTCCTTAATCTTGCGCATTCTTTCGGCCACATCCACATAATCATCCATGTTGAAACTCATAACATCATCCCTTCATCCACTGCACGCCAAATGGTGCATTCATTGCCGTTTTGGTTTTTTCTAGTAAGCCCTGAATCAATGATGAAGCCTTGAGTTTCCAAGGACTTACGCAAGGGCCTGACCGAATTGCCCGGAATGGACAAAGTGGCCTCAATTTCATAATCGGTTACTCCACGCAATCCAGCCCGAACCAGCAGCTCATAAATCCTCAAACGCAATGACCCGGTTTCAGGATACTTGCGCATTGCTGCATCTACTGATGTGCGCTTAGCGTTGCGTGCAACAATAATAGCGTTATCGCTGACTGTTGGCGGCTTCACGCTTGCCCACGGCCTTCCCTAAGTCAAACCCGGCACGGTGGCCTTGATCTAAACCAATTTCCTTGCCAAGCAAGAATCCGGCAATCATTGGCAATCCAAGAACAATCACTGACCCAACAAAAATGCCAGCATCCGATAATGTTGAAATGAAATCAATCACTTTGAATCCTCGCTTTCCATTCTCCAAAAGGTTTGAATTGTCTTATCCATATCAAAACGGTAATGACCGCCAAGGGGCTTATATGCCTCAATCTTGCGCTCGCGTACCAAGCGGCGCAATGTGCTTGGCGTGATTTCCAAGATGTGTGCCATCTGCGTTGTGCTCAAATACTCAGGTTCTAGGATGCTCATATAATTTCCCACGATCCAGCGTAATCAGTCAGAATCACAACCTCGCCCGTTCCAATATCAAATGCAGCTTCATGAGGTTCAGCAATAGATTTCAAAAATGCTGAAGCTAAGATGTAATCAGAATATGTATCAACCCAATGGGCATATCCCCAGGCAAATGAAATTTCAGTGTCATGAATGACCGGCTCGAAACGCATAACCTTCTTTTCCCAATCCTTGCCCCATTGCATTGAGGTTGTGGTTAGGTGCTCAAAATCGTTTTTGGTAAGCTCTAAGGTTATTTTCATGACTGGCCCATTTTCTTAAATTGGGCATCAATCTCTTTGATTGTGTATTGCTCGCATGTATCGCACATGCAGTCAGCCGCAGCTTGAAACGCCTTGGATTGCTTGCTTAACTGGTCACTAATTTCAATGTATAAATCTGCCATTCTTGACATGTGAGGCCCTTCGTCTATATCGCCGTGTTGCGACAAACCAAATATAGACGATATGTACGAGATGTACAACATCAACACCGTTCGGCGTGTCTAACGCTCCAGGAGGATGGTGTAAATATGGTCTAGGCGTGCTTCCAGCCTGTTGACTTGCTCTTTTAGGCTATGACCGTTGGCCTTTGGCCCTATTTCGGCCATAATTGAGCGCACTATAAATCTGACTGCCCCATAAAGCCCGGACAGGATGGCCATCACGCCTACAATAACGGCCACCCATGCCTGGGCCTCCATCTTACTTCTTGCCCAAATTGATTGATGAATCCTTAGGGTCAACCGCACGCAAGATAGGCCCAATAAAGCCGGCCAATAATGCATTCAGCAGAATCTTAGGATCAGAAATCCCGGATAGGTAAAGGGCTGCAACTGATGCTAGTGAAGCTCGTAAATACGACAAAGCCGCCGTTTTGAATTGCTGATTCATTGTGTTTCTCCTTTGGGTCTGTCCGGTAAATCACCGGAAAATGAGACATAAGCCGGGCGGCCATATCCCACAACAAATGAACGCGCTCCTAATGTGCGTGATTTGACCATCACTTCACCGCCGTTTCTTTGATCCCCGCCATTGCTAGTGTTGCCTTCAATTGTCACAATTTGTTTTTCAGATACTCGAATGACTAAACCAATGTGGTTAATTGTTACCTTGTTATCAATAACAAAATCAAAAAACACAAAATCTCCAATCTTTGGCGTTTCATGCCATTGATTGTTTTTCTTAAACGCCTCGGCCCCGGCCTTAGTGCTGACCACATTGGGCACTTTGACACCAGCTTGATCCGCGCACCAATTGAGAAATGACCCACACCATGGCAGCTTGTCGGCCTTCATATGCTTGCCATATTTGGTTTCATTGTTGCCCGTTTCAACTACGCCATTTTCAGCAAGTGCAACCTGAATCATGCGCGGCAATGTACCTTTTGGAAAATCAGTCACGATTGAACTCAGGCATTATCCATTGGCAGGTTGCCTCATCAAAACCTAAATGATTTTGCGGCTCAGGTGCAATAAAAGCATCTCGCACTTCATCATAGGTATAACCAATACCTGCAAAATTAAATCTTATGTTGTTGTTGTAACTTGTCTGTATCCAAGTGCCGCCAAGATTTTGTACGAACCAATCATAACCTTCATTAGGCATTGAATTATCTCCAACAAGTACGCGAATCACTTTATTATTTTTATCTATTTCTGCAAAGTGGCTCATACTGCATACCTCACAATTACAATTCCTGAACCGCCGATCGAACCATTTTGTGTTGCGTTGCTAGCGCCGCCGCCACCGCCGCCTGTGTTTGCGGTTCCGCTAGTTGCTGAACCTGTAGCACCGCTAGAACCTGCACCGCCACCGCCCAAACCGCCTGCGCCAAATGCTCCGCTATCTGCGCCACCACCACCACCGCCAGCAAAATAATAAGTGCCGCCGCTTAATTGCCCTGCGCCAGTTGTTGCACCCCCTGATATTGCAGTACTTGAACCAATACCGCCTGCACCTGAGGGTGAAACTGCGCTATTACCATTTTGGCCTACTGCGCCTGCACCGCCACCACCACCGCTTGAATAAAATCCACTTGCTGCACCAGAGTTTCCACCTGCAAAACCTTGTCCACTTGTCGGTGAACCACCAACACCGCTAGGTACTGCGCCACCTGCTGCGCCACCACCCGAACCACCTGTTTGACCGTTATTGTAGGTAGAACCGTGACCTGAAGCGCCGCCGCCTTTTACTAAAGTTAATGAACCAAACTGTGAATCACCACCAGGTGAGCCATAGCCTGTACTGGTTGAACCTACGGAACCTGCGCCCACGGTGATTGTTTGATTAGTTGAAACGGATTGTGAAGTGAAAGTAAGAAAACCACCTGCGCCACCACCACCTGCGCCACCACCAGCACCACCTGCAACGACCAAAACATCACAAGAAATCGTGCCGCCGCTAACACCTAAAGTGCCGCTTGCCGTAAATACGCGATAGTTATATCCGCCGCCTGTGTAAAGAGTGCCGCCAGTTACAGCAAGCGGGGGAGTATTAGGAGAAAGAATCCCCGTGATTGTGTTAAGCATTAGCCAATAGCCCCTACTACATACCAGGTGTCTGTTGCAGTTTTGATACAAGCTGCCGTTTTATACTGGCCTAAAGTCGGAGACGCTGCTACTGCGCCAGCACTTAATACCGTAGTAGTGCCGCTAGTTACAGCGCTAATTGTGCATACGCCCGCGCCTTTATTAAGTACGGTAATTACAGTACCTACGGCAAAAGCCACAGATGCGTTAGTTGGAATCTTAAAAGCAACCGCAGTAGCCTTATTCATAGGCACAAGGGTTTGGTATTGATCGGTTAAGACTGCCGTGTAATCGGTAGTGGCATCCGCGCTTACCGTGAAGGCTACCAAACCATTGAACATTGCCGCCGTCATGACATCGCCTGTGGCGGCGGGAAAACCTGTGGCCATTTTTACTCCTTAGTAAGATAGAACATTGGTTCCGAGAATACCGTACAAATTACTCCCAATTATAAAGCTCTCTATAATCGGCTCAAGTGTCGTCATTTTGACCCGCCAAGAATTTGGGCTTATTTCCATGTGCTTTCCAAAGACTTGGAGGGTCTTGGTCAGTGTTGTTCCACCTGGTTGATTTGTTGTGATTGTTACCGGGTCAAAATAATCAAGGTCAAGGGCTGCAACAATTCCTGAATCATAATTAGCCGTGTATAAATCCAACTGAATTTCGTCACATCTCACGGTTGTCTCAGCCCTGGAAGCGACATAAGCACGCGCATAATCTAAAGCGGCGGCAGTTGTCTGCATTAAAAGATTTTGCTGATTATAAGAATGCAAGAAATATTTGGCGATGCTTGCTGCATCGGTTGCAGTCTGAGTGGCCAAGCCTGTGGCAGTGATGTTTGCTTCATTATAAACAAGGGTGTCATTTGTCACCCATACGGCGTTAAAATAATCAATTGCGGTTCCATTGTCATTAAACACAACGGGCGTTGCTGCCACGCTTGATGCAGTTAGATTTCTATCTTGAAAAACAAAACTGCCGGCCGCATCAACATAGAAAGCACCAAATTCAGTCGTCTCGATTGTCTGACAAGCTTGAAGCGCGGTGCGGGCCGTTCCCGGATCTGCCTGAACGGTTGTCAATCCCGGATCTACATCCCTCATGGATTGTGGCCAGGATATCGAATCCAAGAGATTGTTGATTCTTGCCCCAGTCAATTGGCCCGCGCTAGTTCCTGCAACCGTGGAAATCTGAGCGTTTTGAGCCAATCGAAATGCATCAACGGCCTGAATTGTTGTGTAAACGACATCCCCAACGGCACTTTGTGGAGTAGTTGTTGAATAAGATGTGATGAAACCACTGAATACTGGATAGGTTACGCCTGCAAATGTGGCAGTTATTTGCACTTTTCGCATTGGAGTGAGGAGCCCGTAGTAAGGCCCGGCGATATTCATTGGATTGAAATCACCGTTTTGGTCAACAATGCGCAATGAGAGCGTTCCGGTTTGAAATTGATCAGCCTGAGCATTACGCCCGCGCCGGGTACTAATTGAATCCACAACATTAGAAACATC